CATGGTCTACGCATCCTTCTTTATCCATAATATCTCTCATTGAATCTAGCGTAGTGTCATAATCATCTGCGTCAAAGTTTATTTTTAGCGTCTTTAATTTATGTACGACCTTAACGTCAGCATCTTTCTCTTTAAACATGGAATCTATAAACTTTCTGTTAAAACCTAGTAAGTCAATATCCATTTCGCTCTTTAGTATAATATCGAACTCTTCTTTCAGCATGTCGTAATCCCATTCTCCGGAAAGAGCTATCTTATTGTCTGCTATGATGAATGCTCTCTTTTTATCGTCTGTAAGGTGGGTAAGTTTTATAGTAGGTACCTCATTAAGATTTAAATGCTTGGCCGCCATAAATCTACCATGGCCTGCTATAATCTCATTTTCTTCGTCTATTATAATAGGGTTAACAAAGCCAAATTCTGCTATGCTACTCGCAATCTTCTCTACTTGAGCTTCGCTATGTATTCTCGAGTTATAATTAGATTCTTTTATATCATCAATGTCAACAATTTCTATATTTAATTTACCCATCATGTCTTTCATTATAGTGTTCAATCAATAATCTTATAACTTCTGCATTAGCTTTTATGTCGTTCTCATTCATTACTGTCTTGAATTTCTTCATCATGTTTGTATAATCTTCTATGTTGTAAGAGAAGACAATGCTTTTTTTATTTTTTGATGGAGAAGATGGTTCCGATTTCGTTGCAGATAAGATGTCATCATCATTTTGGAAAGATTCATTTAGCATTTCAAAATCTTCATAATCAAATCCCATGGCCATTGCATCTATATCAACAGAATTGAGATACTCTAATTCATCACTTAACTTTGTATAGTCCCATTCTCCTAATTCAGTTAGCTTATTATCTGCTATGGAATAAGCTTTTATTTGATCATCAGTTAAATTCTCAATACGGATTGCAGGAATAGAATCTATATGTAATGCTTTTGCTGCCAGGAATCGAGCATGTCCAGCAATAATCATGTTTTTCTTATCAATGAGGAGAGGAATGTTAAATCCGAACTCTGTGATGCTCTTCATTAATTTTGCTATCTGTTCATCCGGATGTATCTTACTGTTTCTTGGATTCTCTGATAATCTATTTACATCTATGTATTCAATCTTATTCTTCATCTTTTAATGTTTGGGCTCTCCGTTGTCTATATATCTCTTTATCTTTTCTTTCTTCATATTTTTTTAAAGCTCTTATGTTTCCACTTTTAGCTTCTTCAAATAGTTTCATGTCTATAACGTAATCTGCTTTATCTATTCCTTTCTTGTATGCTCTATATACTTCACTGTTCTTATTGTAAAATTCATCTGTAAATGATTTCATATCAGATGTAGGAATATCTAATACATTCATTATTTTTTCTAATGAGTATCCTAAGGTTCCTACGCCTACTATTCTTCTTAGAAAGTCTTCATCATTATAATTCATGTTTCTGGGTTTATGGATTGGTTTCTTAAATCTTTATTCTTTACTCTTTCTTTATATGCTTTTTTCATTTTCATTGATTCATTTTTAGATTCTTCCCACTCTGCTCCTAGTATCTGATGCATCCATTTCCAATAATCCCCGCCCTTTTTTTTGACTAGCCATTTTTCATACTCCGGTCTCCTCAATACATCTTCTTTCCTACATTCCTTGATAAAAACATCATAAATAAATGCTTCATCTTTTTTCATCTTCTCATGTCTTCCGAATGGGAAATAATAATACATGGCATCAATTAGAAAATATATTCTATCTGCGGAAGAGATGTCATTAAATGTTTTAGAATCTACGACAAATGCAAACAATCCTTTAATAGCATTTAGATGTAATTTATCCCTGCGGCGAATTAACCGGTCACTATAATTAGCTCCTTCCTCTGCTATAATCTGCAAGTATTTATGAAAGTTATCTAAATCTTTTCGTAAATATCTTCTCAAATAATCGGTAATGATAATACCACTCATGTAAAACTATTTTTTAAATCCTCTGAAAAAACTTAGTGTAGCATCCTTTAATTTATGTAATATAGATTTCTCTGCTTGTTTTGCTTTTTTAATTGCCTCTACTATCTGTGAAACATTTTCGGTAACTATGACTCGTTCTCCCTTAGAAGTAGTTACCTTGATTTTATAAACATGCTCCGGAGGGATTGTAGTTCTAAAACCCGATGCATCCTCTCTTTTCTTATTTACAGGAGGTGCTTTCTTTTGCTTTTTAACTTCTTGATCCGTCTTTATTTCTTTTTGAGGATCTATTTCTGTTTTCCTAGGTCTGCCCATAATTAAAGCGTTTTATTATAAATAGTGTTATTTTGCTATAAATTTACTTTTTTATATAATTACACATTAATAACGATTATTTGTTATCGGTTTTATGTTGTAATATAATTCTAAGTCCTTCTCTGCTAAACATTTAATTAATCTTTTTGATCCTTCACTATGATTTAATTTATGAGAATCTGATGTATTTAATCTCTTTATTTCTGTAAACGGAATATTTAATTTGTTGCATACATCTTTGAAATCATCATCTAAAAATTCTGTACGTCCTATGAAATTAATGGGCTTATCTATCCATGATATTTGAGTCACATGATTATCCATTATTTTATCGTATATAGAAGGATAGAACCAAAAATCATTTAGTAATTGGATTATCATGATGTGCTTCTCATGTAATGTTCCATTGACAGGTTCCGGTAAGGTGTTATAATCTGTCAAAAATAAATCTAAACTTTTTTTAGCTAATTCACTACCTTCATCCCAAGAATAATTTAAGAGATCTGAGTAATATGATTTGTACCATTGATAAGGTTCGCGTATGAAGGTAAATTTATAATAAGAGTTCCATATTGTATGACCATGTTTTTCTATCAACTGTGAACATGTTTCGTGTCCATACGGAGGTTTGTCATCTGATGAAATACAATCCGGGTCAACTTCCTTCAAATAGGTCTCTACGCTAGTTGAACCAGTCTTGGGGATTCTTATGAAGATACATTTATATTTATGAGATATAATCATGATATACAAGTCTATAAACAATTATTTAACGTAAAAATGATAAAATAGTTGCGTAAGTCAATTGTTTTTACTATATTCGCACTTATTATTTATTTTAAAACATGAACATACTATGGAGACTATTTTTAGACTGAGATTTAGAGCGGAAAAAAGTTTTGCGGAATTAAAGAAAGGTGAAATCATTGAAGTATTTGAAAACATATTTGATACCGATAATAAGGATTTAGGATATGTCTATGCTGGAACTCCTCGAGGATTTTCTCTTGAGTCCTGTGATGCGTATACGGGGTTTAGAGACTCCCTGGGGAATCGAATCTATGAAAATGATAACATACTTAGTAGATACCTTGGAGTTGATTACAAGCTATATATGAAGCTCGAGAGGGTAAGATGGAATCCAGTTACTCTGCAATTTTTCTGCGGGGACTATCCATTATATAGATACCAAGAAATCAAAAGATTAAACATTATTAGTAACATAACAAAAGATAAACTTAAGGAGATACAAAAAATCATAGGACATAATTTCTCGAATGAAGATTTAACTCACTTGATATGTCCTTTTGAAGTCATGGGAAATATTTATGACCTATCAAAAGAAGTAGATGGTAAAGAAGATAATTTCTACCTACCACCAAGTAAAAAAATAAGAAATCCAAAAAAATCAGAAACGTATGACCCAGTTAATTAAATGCTTCTTATCATATCAATCATTTCATCCTGCGGGAAAATATCCCATTTACCGGACATGATAACGTTTGTATGAGAGAATACACCTTTTACAAGACCTTTTTTCACATCATCTTTATAGTCTAAAGCTACGAATGGGTCTTGTGAATTAAAATAAGTGTATAGTCCTCCTTTTAAGTCAATAGAGTGATCATTAGATATTTTTATAAGCAATTTTTTCAATGCAGATATTTGATTGTCAGAATACCTATGAAAATGTCTAAATCCTCTAAAGTCTTTTTTTAGCGTTACTACTTGGCTAGGGTGAACTTCTCTTCTAGTGTAAGTATAAAATTTAGTTCCCTCTTGAGTTAAATATCCAAAATTACATAATTCAATTCCCACAGACCTAGAGTGCATGTAAGTAGCTCCAATTCCTAAATGATATGCGTAGTATTCTTTTGGGAAGGCCTCTACAATTACTCCATCGTACTTATGGGAAACATTTGTAACATTCTGACCTCCGATAACATATTGGGTTCCTACTCTGCCTCTAGTATCTGTCGCCCACCCATGGATAACATTATACGGATTATCCCATCCTGCTGTGTGATGTAAGAATATATACTCTTTTTTTGTTTCTGTTTTTATGTATTCTTTATCAGGCATGTGTCTCCGGTCAATAACTAAATCTCCAGACACCTCTACTCTACTTAAAAAATCAGTAGTTAGCTCTCCTTCGAAAATAAGATTGACTGTATAATCATCTAATTTTCCGTCGGGATAAACTTCATTACTTCTTTGAACATTCTTTACCGCAGCTTCTGTTAACGGATCATATTGCCCAGTTTTATTAAATCCAAAAAACTCTTGAATTCTTTTTATTAAATCCATGTCTTGCATTTTATTACATTGTTTAAATCCAAAAAAAATATATAAAACATCTTATTTCTTTCCTATCGACATGGCAGCTCCTACTAATCTACCAATGCCTCCAACTTTTCCACTCTTAGGCTTTCTACTATAATATGCCTCATCTGTCTTTTTAAATGCATTAGAATCCTTTTCTAATTCATTTGACATGTATTGACATAGGGTTGTCATGTAATCGTGAGCTTTTGTTATTTTAGATTCAACCCATTCTGGTAAATCATCTCTTTCATTTATCATCTTGTGAATCTCTAAAGCATATTTCATAATATCTTTAGCTTGATTTTTTGCCATCTTACCTTCTTCTGCATTTTCTGCATCATTAGGTTTTACATTTGGCATTACATTTTCTTTTTTCATGTTTAATAATTCTCTTAGTTCATCAATATCTTCCTTTGTCAATTTTGAATATTTGTCCACTTCTTTATCTGACATGTCTTTAGCCGCATCTTCTACATTCTTTCCTACTTCTGCTGCGGACATTTTCTTATCTTTATAGGCTTTTACTATTTGAAAGAATTTCTGCTGTTTTTCTGTTTTTGAAGGCATTTTGTTTTGTTTTATATATTAGAACTTCCGCTTGGCATTGGAATCCATGGCGGGTTAGATTGGATTATTTTTGGATTTTCTATATTGTCAATTGAGTTATTTAAAGTACTTTGTAGATTATTAATATCTAAACTTCCACTTATCCAACCTACTACTATGTCCTCTTGTAAATTATCAAATGGTACAAAAATAGATTCAGGAGGAGTTAAATCTGTACTTCCTCCTATTCCTGTTGATATAATACCTTTAGTTGCTTTATAATTCCAATATACCTTATTAACTACTTTCTCGTAGGTATTATATGTAGGTATGTATTCTAATCTTGTTATATTTATTTTATATTCCATTGTTATTTAATTTATTGCTATCCAATAAATGCCTCCTCCCGCATTTACATTTGAGGTTGACCATGTAAAAGAAGTAGTGCTTACGCTACCTACTATAGCGTAATTGAAATAATTTCTTACGCCAAAATCACAAATTAAAACTGAAGGGGCTGTGGAAAAAGCGGAGCTAAATGTAACAGTTCCTGATGTTCCTAAAGCAGACCCAAACAAAATCTTATTAACTCCCGAAACTATTCCTGCTGCTCCTTGCGGGCCTGTACCTCCTGATGGTCCGGGAGGGCCAGAAGGTCCGGGAGGGCCGGGGGGGCCGCTAGTTCCTGCTGCTCCTTGTACTCCAGATTCACCCATTGGACCGAAAGCAACAGAATTTAAAGATGCTCCAATATTATAAAAACTTGAATCAAAATATAATGGTACACCTATTGCTCTCGCTACCGTTCTTTGTATAACACCATCTTTCCAATATCTTACATTATACCCATCATAAGTTATGGATACAACTGTTGATGTTGTATATGTTCCAGCATTTGCGGGATTTGTTCCATTTTCATAAATACGTAAATCACCATCAACATTTAAATACCATGCAAAATCTATTGTGTCGTAACTACCATTTGTAGTTGGGTCACTATTTAAACCAAACATAATATACCCAGTGGTCTGTGATGATTTTGCTGAACAATAAACCCCTCTAGTATATCCTTCTGTTGAATATACTTGACCATCCCAACCAGTATTTCCTGTTGATTTTGTATATGTATTTGAATTTGTTGTTGATTGGATAACACCACCACTAAAGTTAGGTGTCCAATCTGAAGCACCTCTTATTCCCTGTGTTCCTTGAAACCCTTGATTGCCTTGGTTTCCATTGGTACCTGCTGTACCTTGTATTCCGGTAGGTCCTTGATTACCCTGTGGTCCTTGTCTGCCTTGAAAACCCTGTGTGCCCACTGTACCTTGAATACCTTGAATACCTTGGTTTCCTTGTGGGCCTTGATTACCTTGATTTCCATTGGTACCTGCTGTGCCTTGAATACCTGTTGGTCCTTGATTGCCTTGGAAACCTTGTGTACCTACTGTTCCTTGAATACCTTGGTTTCCCTGTGGTCCTTGATTGCCTTGGAAACCTTGTGTACCTACTGTTCCTTGAATACCTTGGTTTCCCTGTGGGCCTTGATTGCCTTGGAAACCTTGAGTACCTACTGTTCCTTGAATACCTTGGTTTCCCTGTGGTCCTTGATTGCCTTGACTACCTTGAGCTCCCGTTAAAGATAGGTTGCTTCTATAGACAACATTACCACTACCGTTTACAAGAAGTATATTTGTTTCTGCTGCTCCTTGTGGTACTGTTGGTAATTTTATACTACCTGTAAATGAACCCGAATATGAACCTATTACTTTTTGAGTTGGGTTACTGACATTTGTAAAAGATATTGACCCGTTATTGTCAGAGGATATCTTAGTCTGTCCTAATATGATTGATGCACTTGCTGTGACAAATAACGATCCGGATAATTCTATTTGGTCTATTCTCATTACTTACATGTTATTACTTATAAATATGCAGTAATGAATCTAAATGTCATATTTCTCCATGTATATTTTAGTGTCGTTATCCATGATGCTATTAAATGTTTGTAGGGATATTGTCTGTGAGAATGGATATGCATGTATATTTTTGAATGTGTAGACTTTTCCTCCATTTCTTAATACATGTTTTGTTATGTAGTCATCTCCGAACCATATTTTTAATTCATTTGGGATGTCTGTCCATGTATCTTTATGTAATATGAAGAAGCATCCCCACCCGGTTCCTCTTCCTTCATTGTCTGTTAAGTATATTTTATTTGATGTTGGTTCTTCTATGTAGCATGATGTTGATATTCCATAGATGCTATTTAATATGTCTTTATTATCTTGATGTGTTTTTAATATGTTCTTTAATGTTTTTTTAGATGTTATGTGGAAGTCATCATTTACTATCATTAAGTGTTCCCCGCTGGATTTTGATACGCCTAAGTTCCATGATGGGTTTACATATATATTTTCTTCTTGTGGATAGTATTTTATTTTATAGCTTATGTTTAATATGTTTTGTTTTATTGTTTGTTTGAATGTTATGTCATTGTCTATTAATATGATTTCTTTTATTTGAGGTTCCCCGCAGAAAATTCGCAGGGTATTATAAAATTCCTCTAAGTTACATCTCCATAATGTAGGAATGATTACACTATAAGTCATTGTATATATAATTTACATAGTTTTCATCTTCTCCAAATCTACTTTCTACATTTAAAGGATTGTTTTCATTTTCTTTATATGCATAATCAATTACTCCTAATTCTTTAAATCTTTCATTTATTGCATCATTATAGAAATACATGATTGATCTGACTCTTCTCTGGATATCTGCTCTTGATAAGTCATGTGTATTTCTTCCATTTGAATTATTATAGATGTATTGGAGATATCCTAATTTTGGTATTTTTACAAACTTAGTCTTTAGGAATGTTCTGACGATTAATTCATAGTCATCTGCGATGGATAGATTTCTATTGTGTCCTCCCACCGAAAAATAAATATCTCTTCTCCATACTCTAACATGGTTTGGTACGCCTACTATGTGTCTAATTGTTTTTGGATTGATGTTCGGAGAATCTACAACATCCCAAGTATTCCTATAATGATTCTCTTTTCGATACTTACCATAACCAAAACA